ATGGATTACACAATGATACAAAATCCAATATCAGCTGTTACATTTGGTAGAGCAGGTTCTATACCAGGTAAAAAACGAGCAGAGATGAATTATAAACAAAGAATAGAAAGTATTATAGAAAGAGTTGGTTGGGAAATTGTCAAGTGGATGGGAATGGATGGTAAAGGTGTACAAATATCACAGAAACCAGGAGACGAATATGGTAAAGGTAAAACTGCTTGGTCTGCTAAAGGAACTAAAGATGAGAAAGCTAAACTAAAACCATCAGATGCTAAAGATACTGGTTTACCAGTAAAGAGACAAAAGGCAGATGATGAGGTTGGTCAGTTAAATTTAATTGATAAACAAAAAAGACTACATGAAAAATTTGATATAACTAAAGAAGTAAAAAAACTCTTGACAGAGGGTGGTGCTTATGGACATTTAAATCATCCGTTTGATGATAACAATTTAACATTCAATGACTTTAAAAAGATGATTGTTAATACGTTACAAGGAAATCTAAGTAAAGAAAAACCAGTTACCGAAAAAACAGATGGTCAAAATATAATGATAAGTTGGAGAAATGGTAGACTTATAGCGGCTAGAAACAAAGGTCATTTAAGAGATAGAGGTGCTAGTGCACTAACTACCGCTGGTATTAGTAAAATGTTCGCTGGTAGAGGTGATTTACATAAAGCTTTTGCTGGAGCTATGGTAGACTTAGAAGATGCTATAAGTGCTCTTAGTGATAAACAGAAAGAAAAGATTTTTAAAGAAGGTGAACATTTTATGTCGTTAGAGATTATATATCCAAAGACTGCAAATGTAATACCCTACGAAAAGTCTTTACTAATTTTTCATGGTGTAATTCAATATGATGAACAAGGAAACGCAATAGGTGACTATTCTCAGTTCGGAAGAATGTTAGCTGGTATGATTAAACAAGTTAATAAAGATGTACAAAATCAATATAAAATTGATTATCCACCAGTAGTAGAATTACCAAAAGCAAAAGATTTTTCTAAAAGAAAATCTTACTATCTTGGTAAATTAGGTAGACTACAAAAAAAATACAAATTAAAAGGTAATAATACTTTAGGTGATTATCATCAAGCTTTTTGGACACAATATATTAATAAAAATCTAAAAGATTCTAAGGGTAATCTACCAGAAAGTGTATTTATCAGATTAGTTAAACGATGGGCATTCTTTGATAAATCATATAAGATACCAATGATTAAGAAAGATTTAAAAAAGTATCCAAAATTTTTAGATTGGGTATTAAAAACCGATAAAGAAGACCATAAAGCTAAATTTAAAGAAAATATTACACCTTGGGAACAATTGTTCTTAGAACTTGGTGCTGAAATAATGATGAATATGAGTCAATTGTTAACAGCTAATCCAAAAGAAGGTGCTAAAAAGATAAAGAAAGATTTATTAGATACTATAAATACCATTCAAAGTACTGGTAATTTGGATTTGATAAAAAAATTAGAAGCTCAAATTAAAAGATTAGAATCAATTGGTGGATTTGGTAGTATAGTTTCATCAGAAGGTATAACATTTACATTTAATGGTAAGTTATACAAATACACTGGTACTTTTGCACCAATCAATCAAATCTTAGGTTTATTAAAATACGTATGAGGTAACTATGGCAGGATATAGTAGAGAAAACGAAAGACAAAATAAAGCATTACAAACTATTTTAGATGGTGGTACACCAGAAAAAAGAATATTTGTGAGCATGATGGACAAAAAAGAAAAGAAGAAAGGTGATGTAAAAAGTCGTTTAACTGATATTATGGCAGAAGCACGTGTACCTTGGTTTTGTCCAGAGTGTGATAAGGTAATGAAGAAAAAATTAGACGACAAAATGTGGAGATTGTTTGGACATTGTTTTGATTGTCAAGTTGAAACAGAGAACAAGTTAAGAATTACTGGTGAATATGATGATTGGGCAGAGAAAAAAGTACTAAATAATCAAAAGTCATATTTATTAGAACAATTACAAAGTATAGAAGAGTGGAAGAATCAAAAAGATATCACATTTCTAAACCAAACAAATCCAGATGGTTCAAGTGTAACCAAAGAAACTTGGCAAGTTGATACAGAAAAAAATAAGAAGATTGCCGAAGAAGCACTAATTGGTATAAATCAATTGATTTCAGATATTGAAGAAAAATTGATTAAATTAGAAAAATAATATTTATAATTAGGAGTTAAAGATGCCAATATCAAACGAAAATGAATTGAAAACAAAAGTTCAAGCTATAGCTAGTGATAAAAGAGCATATAGAAATAGTGCTAACCAAGCTTCTATAGCTAGTATGATAAAAACAGAAATAGCAGATTTAGAAACCGCTGGTTCTGATGCTAGTTTGATTTCTACTTGTAAAAGGTATTTAAAAAGAGTAGAGAATCATTACTCAGAGTCAATAAACAATTTAAATTAGGAGAGATTAAATGGCAGACCCAACAAGATATGTACAATCAACAAGTCATACTCGTCCTGCAGTAGTAACTAATGCTGGTAAATATAATAGAGTACAAACTGTTTCCGCGGCATCAACATTTGAACCAACTGGTTCAAATATGGGTAAAGCGTTTATTGTTGGTACTGGTACAGCATATAAAATATATGGAGCTAATGGTGGAACTATTAGTGGTTCAGATGGTACTGTAGCGGCAGGAGAAGTAATAGAACTTGGTGTAAAAAAAGTTGAGACTGGTAGTTCAACAGTGGTTTATATACTTAGTTAATGTCACAAACTGATTTCAAAAAATTAGTTAGGTCAGAGTACGTTAAATGTGCTAAAGACCCAGTTTACTTTTTAAAAAAGTATTGTATGATACAGCACCCAATAAAGGGTAAAATACCATTTCATTTATGGGATTTTCAAGAAAAGACATTAGAAGATATCAAAGATAACAGACTTAATGTTATTTTAAAAGCTCGTCAGTTGGGTATATCAACATTAACAGCTGGATATTCACTTTGGTTAATGACTTTTCACCAAGATAAAAACATTCTTGTTATTGCAACAAAACAAGATACTGCTAAAAATCTTGTTACTAAGGTACGAGTGATGCATGCTAATCTACCATCTTGGTTAAAACAAAATTGTGTTGAAGATAACAAATTATCTTTGAGATATAAAAATGGTTCACAAGTTAAAGCTGTTGCTAGTTCTGAAGAAGCTGGTCGTTCAGAAGCACTATCTTTATTAGTACTTGATGAGGCGGCATTTATCGAAAAAATTGATACGATATGGGCAGCGGCTTCACAAACACTATCTACGGGTGGTCAATGTATAGCATTATCTACACCTAATGGTGTTGGTAATTGGTTTCATAGAACTTGGATGGATGCCGAAGATGGGATAAATGGATGGAACTTTATAAAGTTACATTGGACAATACATCCAGAAAGAGGAGAAGAGTGGAGAAATAAACAAGATTTATTATTAGGGCCATCATTAGCGGCTCAAGAGTGTGATTGTAGTTTCATAACTTCTGGTCAAACTGTAATAGATGGTTTGATTATAGAAGATTATAGAGAGAATCACGTAAAAGAACCATTAGAAAGAAGAGGATTTGATTCAAATATGTGGATATGGGAGTATCCAGATTACTCTAAAGATTACGTATTGAGTGCTGATGTTAGTAGAGGTGATGGTTCTGATTTTTCTGCGTTTCATGTACTTGAAATAGAGTCAATGAAACAAGTAGCAGAATATAAAGGTAAACTTGGAACAAAAGATTTTGGAAATATGTGTGTAAGTGTGGCAACAGAGTATAATAAAGCTCTATTGATTGTTGAGAACAACAATATTGGTTGGTCAGCAATACAGACCATAATAGATTCGGAGTATCCGAACATATTTTACACATCAAAAGATTTAATGTATGTAGATACATCAAAACAAATGACGAATAGATATAGAAGTCAAGATAGGAATATGGTTCCAGGATTTAGTATGACTACTAAAACAAGACCATTGGTAATAGCTAAATTAGAAGAGTATTTTAGAGAAAAATCTGTTACCATTAATTCCCAAAGATTAATTGATGAGTTGTTTGTATTCATATATAAGAATAGTAGAGCTGAAGCGATGCAAGGATATAATGATGACCTTGTTATGAGTT